TTTCCAGGCAGAACACAACATTCTCATGCATCCTTTCCACATGTTGGGAGTTGCTGGCGTCTTCGGTGGTTCTCTTTTCTCTGCTATGCACGGATCTCTTGTGACTTCTTCACTGGTTCGTGAAACCACTGAGAATGAGTCACAGAATTATGGTTACAAGTTCGGTCAAGAAGAAGAGACTTATAACATCGTGGCTGCCCACGGTTATTTCGGTCGCCTTATTTTCCAATATGCTTCCTTTAATAACTCACGTTCGCTGCACTTCTTCCTCGCCGCTTGGCCTGTTGTAGGCATCTGGTTCGCTGCTCTTGGTGTTTCTACGATGGCTTTTAACCTCAATCGTCGGGGTCCCGTCTTAGCAATTTGACGGTAAACTTTGGGTGAATTGCTGGAAGCCCTCCATAAATGGGTAATCAGCAGCCAAGTCCAAGACGCTTCTTGGAAAGGTTCAGAGACTAGTCGGTTTTCCAAGCGTGGAATGTAATACGACACTAGCGCCCAACATCCTACTGGGATGAAGATATAGTCCTCTCCTTAAAGATGGTAAATTTAAGGAAACAGAGTAACGGTTTTAACTTTAATCAATCACTTCTATCATCTGATGGTCGTGTGATTAATACCTGGGCTGACATTCTTAACCGAGCAAATCTTGGTTTTGAAGTAATGCACGAAAGAAACGCACATAATTTTCCTTTGGACCTTGCATCAGTTGAAGCAACTCCTGTTGCCTTGACTGCTCCAACCATCGGTTGATAAAAATTGAGACCCTTTACGGGTCTCTTTTTTTGTGCTATAATGGACTTTAAGATTTTATAAATATTTAAAAGATTAAATACCATAATGAGAACCACTAAAATTTGTAGAACCTGCACACAAGAACTTCCCTCCTCTGATTTTAGAGAAGGTCGTAGAAGGTGTATGAGGTGTGAAGAGAAAACTTATGCTGAAAACTGGGCAAGTAAAACTCATATTGTCTGCAATAAATGTGGTGTAGAAAAACTTATTGATGAGTATTATAAAGGTCATAAAAGGTGTAAAGATTGTTATAGTAAAGACTATAAAGATAAGAGACCTTCTTATGATGATAAGAAAGACTATATGTTAAAATATACTTATGGAGAAGACTTTGGTTTAGATCAGTATAAAAATGTATTACAAGAGCAGAATGAAGTATGCGCTATTTGTCTAAATCCAAATACTAATGGTAGAAAAGATAGTAACAATCTTTATGTGGACCACGACCATAATACTGGAAAGGTGCGTGGATTACTTTGTAGCAATTGTAATAGAATGTTAGGATTGGTTGGTGATAATATCTACACATTAAGTAACGCAGTTAAATATCTACAAAAGCACCAATAAAATGCTCCCAATTCTAATATTCTTCACAGCATTCGGTTTCTTTATGTTTTTTCTATCACTCACAGACCATTATCATTATTAAACTACTACATAAGAAGGTTGCACTATCACTATGAAAACCATAACACTCACAGAAGAACAAGTAAAACTTCTTGCTGACGCAGTATGGATGCGACAAAGATGTTTTATTGCTGGTGACAAAAGATTCAAAGAGTATGGTATAATGTTGGAAGATATTCTTGGAGACCTTGACTATACACCATCAAGATATTGAAATGATTACTTCCGAGACACCTTATAAACTCGCAGAGATTATCAGAGATACTTGGCCAAATCTTTACGGAAAACCAACAGTATCTTATAATACAAATTCTATAAATAATCCAAAAAAATCGAAAACCAAATGAAGTTTACAGTTTATTCAAAAGATGGTTGTCCATATTGCACAAAAGTCCAACAGGTGTTAGAGTTAACAGACCTACAGCATGTAATCTACAAACTGAATACTGATTTTACCAAAGAAGAATTCTATGCAGAATTTGGTGAGGGTTCTACATTCCCTCAAGTTATTGTAAATGACAAACACATCGGTGGATGCACAGACACTGTTCAATACCTTAAGGAGCAAAACTTAGTTTAATGGAAACTAATTTTCACGAAGTTTATAACGATGTTGAAAAAGCAATTGACTACGCCTTTCAGGGAAAGTTTGTCCTGAAATTTTATGATTACCTTAAAGTAAAGGGTGTGAGAAAGGTTGAAGTGGAAGAGTTTATCGAAAGTTCAACAGCATCAAACATTAGTAATGTAGTGATGGATCTTGATGACTATCTAGAAGGTGGTGCTGATGAAATGCATAAACAACTTCGTGAAGCTTATGGTCACATATCTAAACCAGAAGCAAGAAAAATAAGAAACTATTTGTATGGCATCTTAGAAGATGCATGGAAGTATAATCATGACAAAAGGAAAGGGAGACGCAAAAAGCAAACTAAATAACTCTGAACCCGAGATCAATCGGGGTGTGGAATTGATGTTAAGAAAAAGGAGGAAAAAGTCTGAAGAACCAAAAACATTTCAAATGAGGTTTGGTAAGATGATTTCTCTCCTGAAAAGAGAGATACACATACTATTCGAATTTCATTTGGATATTCGGAAAAAGTAACTCTCGGAGAAAGAAAAATGTTAGCAGTAACACTCACCATCGGCACTCTTGTTTCAGTGATGTTCTTTTTTGTTGGTGGAGTAATTGGATGGATGGCAAAGCAACATTTCTATGAGAGATCATATACGGCATACACACACCCAGAAATGTTTGATCAAAATGGAAATATAATTCCAGACGAAATTTTAGCAGTGAGATTTGAAAATGACTACGAATACGACGACGAAGAAGACGACGAGTAGAACTAGGAAAACTCCAGCAAAGACTACTCCAAAACCAAAAGCAATTAAAAAACTTCCTCCTAATCCTTTTATGAATGAGATCCTGGATCTTGTTCACGAACAGGAGACAGATGAAGATAAGATCAAAGTTCTTAAGACCTATGAGAATGATGCTCTAAAGACCCTTCTCATTTGGAACTACGACGAAAGTATTATTTCTCTTCTTCCCACGGGAGAAGTTCCTTACCAACCAAACGAAAGTCCTCTGGGAGTAGATCATTCTTCTCTCCGTAGGGACTATAAGAATCTTTATAACTTTGTGAAAGGTGGTAATGATTCTCTTTCTAAGATTCGTAGGGAGACAATCTTCATTCAGATTCTTGAATCTCTTCATCCAAATGAAGCAGATGTTCTTGTTCTTGTGAAGGATAAGAACCTGGAAGATAAATACGATATTAGTTTCGAAGTTGTAAAACAAGCGTATCCTGATATCCGATGGGGTAATCGTTCGTGAGTGTAGTTGCGGAGAAAGTTATGGCAGATTCAAAGAGAGAAAACACAAGATATCTGCCTCATGAATATGGATGCGAAATCCTTTTTGAAAGAGCAACTATGGTTCAAGCAAAAGATTCATCACTTCCAAATGATGCATATCTTATTTGGTATGACATTGACGGTGAAACTTTTATGGATGTAACTCGTTGTAGAAAGAGAGTTGACTTATTTGATTTCTATTACGATAAGTATGGTCCAGGATCAGTTCGCAAGATTGATTTTGGATATGGAAGAGTAAACCCAAAAATGTGGGGATATAAAGCACCAGATAAAAAGAAAAAAAGATGAGTGAAGGTTTTAGTGAAGAAAAGATTGAAGTTGCAATCAACAAAGATGAGGTAAAGAATCTTCTTAAAAAATATAAGAAGATTAAAAAGTATATGCGATCTCCTATTTTTGCAGTCAAAACTATTGATGGTACAGAAAGTATTGTCAGTGAACTGTTGAATGACACTGACAATGGGTAAGCATTATCTTCTCAACCTTTATGGTTGCTCATTCGTTCTATTGGATGATGAGAAATGTCTTATTGACTTATTAGAGAATGCTGCAGTTGCAAGTGGTGCCACCGTGATTCAAACTATCTCTAAGAAGTTTGAACCACAAGGTGTCACTGTGATTTGTTTGTTATCTGAAAGTCACATTAGTATTCACACTTGGCCTGAGGAAGGTAAGGCAGCAGTAGATGTCTATACTTGTGGTGGTTGCAACCCTAAAATTGGTTGTGATATCATCATACAACAACTTTATGCTCAAGATCATACCTTGAGTTATATTGAGCGGTAACTAAATACACTATATCTGGAGAAGAATATGCTCTCT